GACTTAGGGCTGTGGTGAACAGTCTTTTTAGTTCATTAAACATCGGTTTCAATCCTTCGCGTTTTGTCATACACGGTGACAATGTTGTGGTTAGTGATAAGAAAGTAGGCACACTCGCATTCCAATATCCGTTTGGGTTGCCAGCCTGAACGCTTCCTTATCCGCCGCAGCTGTTGTTTAGTCGGCCGCTGAGCGGTGGCAATTGCCGCAACCATTTGCGGTAGGTTGCGGCCCGTTCTTTGTCGCCACCGTTGCACTGCATGACGACTGACGTTCACTTCTCCATATCGGGTCAGTAGCAACATGGCGCACGGCTACAGCTTGGCGATATCGAGCGCAATTTGCTTGAAGGTGCCATCGTCTTGGCGTTCATAAACGCGCAGGTAAGGCGTACTTCCCATGACTTGGATTGAGTCAGCTATGGCATCCATTGCCTCACGCCAATCTGCGTCATCTATGTTCAATTGGCGCAGGCTCAGCACTTGGTTAATGTCGATACAACCCTGTTTATTCACCTTGAATGACAGCTCAACTAAGGCTTTGATATGGTCGTTTGAACCAACTGACCAACGCTGAATGCATTCATCAATCTTGGCTTTGGCTGCTTGGATCCGTTCATCAAAAACACGGTGTTCGCCTATGCTGCGTTGCACCTTGTATTTACCGTCAAATGACACCAGCGAGACATTGCCCTTAGTACCGCCATACTTAACGCCAAACTCGCTGGCGCTGAGGTCGATAAAGTCGGCAACTTCTCGCATTGAAGTCGCTTTGTAGGTCGCCATGTGGCCTTGCATTTCTTTGGCAGCTATGACGATTTTTAGCACGACTTCATCACGCAATTTGTCGATGTCTTTCACTTGGCTTTCTGGTACCGCATGGCCGAGTGCATTTAAGCGGAAGCCCTGTGGGGCGGTTGAGTTAGTGGCGTTCATCTATTAGTTCCTTTTTATATTGTTCAACGTAGCTCGCTAAGGCACTCGCTACGGCTGCTGGTAGTTCATTCGATACGTGTTGTGCTATTTCATTAAGTCGGGCTGATTTACCATTAGTAACGCCACACTTAACTTCCATTTTTGGCCCACTTAATGTGGTCAGGGTGATAGTGATACATGCCTTTTTCATAGCAGTTCCTTTTAAAAATTCTTCGGCCACACGCTGATTAACTCAGGTGAATAAGGGTTTAGTGATTGGCAAATCTGCTGAGAGATATCCAGGCCATCATCTACCCAGCGCACTAGGCACCCGCTGTAACTGGCAACACATATTTGATTAACTACTCCGTGCAGTACTTCGGTAATATGAGTCGCCTTTGAGCGCAGTTTGAACGGCGGTTTATCAATGTCGATAACAGGCGTTAAGTGCTGGTTATTAATGCTGATCACTGTGCAACCATGCAGCTTTAAACGACCAACAGCGGTGAGTGCTTGCGCTTGTTTTTCGAGTTGAGTTTTCATCAGTCTTGCTCCATTTCAGCTTTAACAATCGGGGCGCATTTAGGGCAGTAATCACCATCTTCAAAATCAATTAACCAACCTGCTAAAGTCAGGTTGTGATAGTTATTTTCTGCGTCTTCTGCATATGAGCTATCTAAGTAAATCTCGTGATTACAGTCGTTGGCATCACACATAACCTTTCCTTCGAAAGCCATGTCACACCGCCTTCATTTCACGGTAGATCAGCCCTGGCGAAAGAATCACTTCGTCTTCGCGCATCTGGTCTAAGCAGAACCCGCCGCGGGTATTGGCAGCCACGCGATCAAACTCAAATTTTTCACCTTGGCGATTAGTGATAAAGCGGTCTGCTTCAACTGGCTTACCCTTGATGACTGCAAGCACTTTCTCTTCAATCTTGTTTACTGTTTCCATCACTAAATTCCTTTAATTTCAAATTTGATATCAACCATCCACGAATGAAGTTTCACCTCAAATTCATTAACATTTTCCATCGACCAACCAACGTAATAGCGCTTACCTTCTTTCCCTTGGTTTGGGTCATATACCTTTTCTAGATCATCAGATAAATCTAAAATTATGTGATGTAATCCGCCTTCTAGATTCAATGAAGGAACCGTTAATAAGTAAGCAAACCCATAATTCAATATGTGAGAAAACACATCTTTATTAACAACATGTCTAATACCTTGATGAGATAAAAACTCAGATGGATTTGATTTAAGGCTCTTCCAATCATCGTGAAAATCACGAATTACATCGCTAACATCGACTCCTGTAATCATTGATAAACAGGCCGATGTACATGTATCTAATGTCGGTTGTTGAACAAAACTAATTGAACCCATCACTCACCTCACTCGTTAGTTTCTAGTTCAGCAAATGCAGTGCGCAGCAATTGCTCAGTTATCAAAGCCCCTTTGGCAAACATGGCCGCAAGCTTTAAGGTTTTACTTAATAGACGCAGGCCACCTGGGCGTTCACTAATTTGGATCATCAAACTCATTTCACTGCCACCGCCAATGTTCCATGCCTCGCTAATGGCACGAACATCAGCCACTTTGGTTTTATGGATGCCGCGCTTTTTGGCAATGCGCGAGAATAGGCGAGCAAAGTCTTCGTTACGGCGTCCACCGGTTAATTGGGTGTAAACCTTGTTGTTACCCACAAGTGCCATTCCTATGCCTGTTTCTTCTTGCAAAATGCGCAACTCCTCCAGCGTTGGGTAATCAAGGTGATCGGCTTCATCAATAATCACTAAGCCTTCACTTCCCTTAAGGCGTTGACGAATAACCCGACTAAGCGGCCCCTTGCGGCGTGGCGCATCGTCCATGCCCAGTTCCATGGCTATCTCATATAAGCACTCAGTCAGGCTTGAACGGCTTGGACTAGCAGTGACTTTCCACACGTTGTTATTGGTGCGTTGGTATTCATCTAATGTTTTGGTTTTACCTACACCAGAGGCACCGTAAAGCACCACGATAGATTCGGTAATTTGCGCATAAGACAAGTCATCCATTATTTGTTTGGCGGTAACGGTCATCACAAAGCCAGGGTCAACACTGGGGTTGGCATCACGTTGTTCGCGCAGGCGCAGCCAGTTCTCTAACTTCTCAACAATTTTCACCGGATCAGCTTTATATAAACCGTTCAATACTTGGCTCAAGGTTGATGGTGATACGCTGATTTCTTTTGCAATCTGTGAAGAACTCACGCGCTTGGCATCTATCAAAGTACTTACTCGCATCAGTACATCTGTTGCTCTCATTTCTGCCTTCGGCAGGCTTAATATATTGGTCATTATCAGTCCTCTTTTAACTTGGGTTTAAAGTCGGTTTTTACTTTTCAGCTCACGCAGGTAGGCAACGCTTTCGCTAAAGTTAGCGGCGCACTCTGCTTGGTGATCAGTGTCTTGTTCGTGGTCGTAGGCAATGGCGGCAGCGGTGTTACCTATTGAGGTCGGGCGCATCATCATGACCACTTTAGTTTCAGGGATGATCTCTTCTTCAACAGGGCGCATCATTGCGGCCAGTTCCATTTGGTCTATGCTGATCTTCGCTTCTGCTGCGATTTTTTCTGCTTTGGTAAACTGAGTGCGTTTACGTTTGGTTTCTCGTGCGGCCTGAGTGTCGCCATATCCTGATTTTTCAAGACATTCAGCACTGCAAATATGCACCCCGTTAAGGGCATAAATTTCTAACGAATCATGCAGCTTTAACGGGTCAAATCTGGCAACCAGTTTTTGGCCGACATAGTTCATCATCGTTTCATTGAAGTAACGATTCTTGCGACCTTTTAAACTTCCGCCAGCATCGAGCACGATGGTGCCGTGCTTAGATACGCGTACCGCTTCGGCTTGCAACATCATCAGTTGCAATTGAGCTGTTGTAGCTTTACGTATTTCGGCGCTTTCATAGCTGGCATTAAATGCTTGGTCAAAGCTCATAAAACCTTTACAGATTTCTGTATTGCGGTTGGTTTTGGCGTTATACATCTCAACGCCTTTAGCAATGGCGTTTAAAAAGTCTTCTGCTTCTATGGCTTTGCTGCCGTAGTTATCAGGCTTTGCCATAGGATTTGGACCTGTGTAGGCACCACGACATAACGGATGTTTGTCTATGTACTCTTCAAGACCACCTACACCAAAAGCCCTCTCTATCGGTTTAGCTTGGCCGTGGCCTTTACCAAGGATCACACTCGACCAATGCAGCTTGATACCCATCATCGGGATGATGCCTAATGGATCATCTTCTTTGACTTTAAAGCGGTAGCGGTTAGCGACACCTCCGGTCATCCATTTGTTGGCAGCGGCGCGGGTGTTATCTATGGTGATTTCTTTTGGCACGCCATATTTTTCGCACACGTCCATTAATGACAAGCGAATGCTGTCGGTGTTTTCGCTGATATCACAACGCCAACCGATAATTTTGCGGCTATAGATATCTTGCCAAAACCATGTTTTTGGACGGAGGATTTCACCGTTAAACCACTTAACAAATACGTTGTGTTGATAGCCGTCACCGTTGATCCATTCAAGTGCGTGCAAGCCTTCAACTGTGCGTTCTTGTGGCGGGTAAAGTTGGTGTAAGGCATGTTCACCTTCACGCAGTAGCACTAATTGCTGTGCAGGTATTTCATGTGCCATACGTCGTGCAAGGCTTTTTAAACTAGGAACAACCCAGTCTTTACCTTTGGCGTTATCCAGTAATCGCTCAAAACACACCGTCATTGCAGGTTGTTCTAGGCTGAGATAATCGGCCTTGAATGATTCCCACGCATCTGGCGTAACAAAGGCAAACTGGTTTTTCTTCTTAGCCTGGGAGGCTTCAAAGTGTTTAGGTAGTAATGCAGGTGCCCAATCGGCTTCATCAATCCCTTTGACCATAGCGCAATGACGGCGCAGCGTGCTAAGTGCAACGTCATATTCGTCACATACAGAGTCATAAGCATCCATCAATTTAATGCCATTACGCTTGAGAGCAAACACAGCCTGCACCGCACGCAAGGCTTGCTCCGCCTTGGCTTTAGCTTCGTTGTTGTTTTTACTCCAACGTGCCCAAAGTGCTTCACGGCAATAGGCATCTGATTGTGATTTTTTCTTTGGCAATTTAAGTAACTGATCGCCAACTTTGATTTGCCCTTTACGCTTGTATAAGGCTGTTTGGACAGATACTGGCAAGATGCTGATGTGATATTCAAAAGCCTTGGTGCCTTGACGTTTCCTTCTTTCCATGCAACTGGATGCAGCTAAGTTTTCAACTAACTTGCGAATACCTCGCTCTGTAGTTGGTAAACCACAAAGTCCAATAAGCTCGCTAACAACAAACCATTCCATATGGTTACCCCGCTTTCGGTAATTCTGCATAGCGGCTTGGCCATACTTCAGCAGGAGTCAAACCAATGGCATTGGCTATAATTCTTTCCCCCTTCGGCCATGGTCTCTCTAGAGCATTTGCAAGAGTTGTAGAAGCAAGCCCGTTTTTACGGCTTAGCGCGCTCATGGAAAGCCCCTTCTTTTTTAATGCAGCAATAATATCTGCTCGATGTAAATCTGTGCGTTCCATTCCCATTCCTCTCATTTTCTGTAATGATTGGCAGTTAGTTAACTATCTAAACTAACTAACTTAGTTAATCTAGGAACAGTATTGATCAACAATAGGAACAGGTCAATAGATTTATGTTCCTTTTTGAATCACAGTGTTCCTATGTTTAAACTTTTAAAAGGCAGAAACAAACAATGACTTACGATGAAAAGGAACATGAAAACCATAAAGGGAACTTGGATCCTTTTGTGGAACATGCAAAAGGATCTTCTTTTTCAGAAAGACTTGGGACGGTATTAGGTAATAAAAGCGGACGAGCTTTCTCTAAAGAAATAGGTATTTCATACAGTACTTTGCACAATTATCTATCTGGCGTTAGCTTACCAACGTTAGATAATTTGATTACCCTTGCTGAAAAAACAGGAGTATCAATAGAATGGTTAGCTACTGGTAAAGGCGATGAAATCAAAGAGGTAAAGACTTTATATAGTACGGGCCTAGATATAGAAGATTTTGCACTAATACCAGGATATAGAATTCAAGTATCAGCGGGGCATGGTGCTTTAAATTCTGATCAACTAAAACCGAGCAGGTACTTAGCATTTAGGCGTAAGTGGTTGAAGTTTAGAGGCTTCAATGAGTCTGAGTTAGCTATTGTGTGGGCGAAAGGCGATAGCATGGAACCAACCATCCATAGCAACGATACGCTAGTGGTTCACTTAGGCCGCAATATTCCAGCAGACGGTCATATCTATATTTTCAGAAACGGTGAGGAGCTATTTGTTAAGCGGTACCAGAGCATGTTGGGAACCTGGCGCTTGATAAGTGATAATAGTTTTTACAGTGCGTTAGATGTTCCTAAACAGGAACAGCATCAGTTTGAAGTAGTTGGCCAAGTGGTACACATAGCCAAAGACATAGGCGACTAATTTAAAGGTTTAAACAGGTTTTAAACTGACTTCCAACACAATTCGCCACTGCTCAATTTACTAGGCTAAATCTACGTTTTTAAAAAGGACTGCTCAAACCTGCTAAGATTACGGAATGCTTAAAATGAACAAGGGGCCCAAGTTATAAAAACCTTGAGCCCCGCGCTGTATCTAGATCCAATCAACATTACGATCCCGTTTAATCCACTAGGATCCAATTTGATCCCTAACATTACCCAGTGTTCATTTAACTAGACCCTATACAGCCATTAAAAATACCCCAACGCAGTTTGGCTGTTTTAGGCAATTCAGATGGTTTTAAGAATAAGTCAGCTTTGTGTAGCATGGTGGGCCCTATTTAATATTTTCAATCGGCATAG